TCCCAGTTTTTTACTACAGCTACCGAAATCCCTGCCAGTCCTGCAACCACCAGTCCTATCGGTCCAGTAAGCGCGGTTAATGCTGTTCCAATCCCGCCCAATCCAGAAACGATTAATGGAACGGCTTTTAACACCCCTCCGATTGCCAGTGATAATGGTCCCAATGCAGCAGCAACGCCTGTAATCGCTGCTATCCCTTTTTGCATTCCGCTGGGTAAAGAAGTAAATCCATCTGTCAAAGCCCGAACATGATCGGCAAACTTTTGAAATAATGGAATAGCACGGTTTTGAATAGCGGGAATCAATACATCATTAATCACCGGTACAAATGCGCTTCCTATCTCCCGGGTAATTGTGGAAAATTGCAGTTTTAAATTGTCGACAGCAGTACCTAATTGTTCAGCGGCTTGAATTTGCCCCGACTCCATCACAACACCCATATCTCGGGCTTGCTGGACAAATGCCTTAATTCCATCCTCGCCATCAGCCAAAGCCGGTAGTAACCGCCTTGATAGGTTTACCCCAAAGAAATCAGACGCCTTCGCTGCCCTTGTTGCAGGGTTTTCAATTTCAGAAAGACTTTGCGCAATGTCAAAGAAAACATCTTCGGTTGCTTTTACTCTGCCCTCATTGTCGGAAAGTGAAACGCCTAACGATTGCAGTGCACCTGCATACTTCTCATTGCCTTCAATTGCCAGCCCTATCCGCTGATTCAAACGCCCTAACGTTCTTTCTGCATCGGTGTTGCTAATGCCGTATTGATTGAGTGCAAAACTAAGTTCTTGATATGTTTCAACTGCTAATCCTGCCTGATCGGCACTACTTAAAACGCTCGAGGAAAAACTAACGAAATCTTTTGTAACCTTTCCGATTGCTAATCCTAACGCTGTTATAGGTGCGGTTATTCCTGCGGATAGTCCTTTGCCAATTCCAACAAACTGATCGCCAAGCTGACCGACTTTTTTTATATCCCGTTCGAATTTGGATATAACCTGATCAGCTTTTTTCGCTCCCTTTTCTAATCCGGAAGTGTCAGCCGTGAAGTACGCTTTTAATTCATTCGCCAGACTTGCCATGTGATTTCTTTTTGTTTAGGTATTCTTGCATTAGTTCGTTGTAACGCTGCTTTGCATTTTCAGAAGGCTCTTTTTGCTTCGACTTTCGATTCGTAAACTGTTCTAATGTCAATTGTTTAGGATCGAATGCCGTGCCTGCTCCGCTGAAGTAAGAAACATGTAAAAACTTATCCCATTCGGCTCTTTGTTGTCTGTAATAACCCGCTCTTCGTAATTGGAACTCCCTCCAAGATATGCCATACACTGCATCCAAGGAGGGAAGCCCCAACTCACACAACGCGAACGAAATTACTTCTTCTTCCCATCTTTTGCGCCAGTCTTTTCTTGATTCAGGCTTTTTTTTAAAACCTCAACCACGTTTTTAGCCGATTTTTTTACTTCCTCGTCCTCAATGAAAGTTTCCATCGATTCAATTAAGGCAATCTGAAACTTTTTGATTTCGTCTTGGGTGATTTTACCTTCGTCTATAAGGTCGTTAATATCGTACTTTGAAAACTCAACTTCCCTATCGTTCTTTTCGTCCGAATATTCAAAAGCGTCATGGATTAAGTCGGTGGTTGAAACATCCATGATGCTCCACTCCCGTTCAATAACTTCTTTTTTCTTTTTATCGAAATCTTTGGTGATGGGATAATCAGGGCGGTGTTTTAGATTGACTTTCTCAATAAATCCCACCCCGAAATGAGCTTCCTTGGTTTTATTGCCTATCTTAACTTTGTGCCTTACTTTTGACATGTTGTGTGTTTTAAGTGGTTATTATTCGTGCGGATCTGTGTCGGAAATTTCTCCTACTCCGTCCATCGCAACGCTAAATGTAGCCACCTCGCCGGTGTTGCTTGTGTCGCTTAATGAAGTTATGTAAGCTTCTCCATATTGATCGCCATTTGGATTTGATCGTCTCCATTCGATTGGTTCTTTATCGGCTCTTGACTTTTTAAACAAATCATCAAGCCATTCATAATTTGCTTTATCCTCATAGGTGTCGTTATCCTCACTAATCATTTGAGCGTCAACAGTCAAATTATAGGAGTAATCACCTTGACTTTTAGGTGCGGTAGGCTCGCATTTATTCGGTTCAGCCGTGTCAATCTCCTGAGTTTGCTCTAAGGTGCTGGAAGTTTCACAACCTACAGGCTTCCACGCGCTTGCATCTGTGTCATAGAACGATAAAACTACATCCGTTCCGTTTACATATTTTGCCATAATATTTTTATTTTTCGATTAGTTTAAATTCGTATTGGATTAATTTCCTATAAATGTTTTGTGTCGGTGTCATTGTTTCCAAATCATCCGGCGATCTCATTGTTTGTTCTTCGTTGTAAAAATGATCTATGCTTAAGCTTTTTGTTCTGTTCCAGACTTCTTCTTGAATAATATCAGCCAGCAATCTGCTGCCTTGCTCATTTGGAAAAACTGTAACAATGTCTAATGTTATCCCACAGTTCCATGTATTTTCCGGACATTTGGTTTCTCTGTCTAAATCCGCCCATTGGTTAATCATTAAGACGTATTCTGTTTTATTTTCGGGTAATCTATAATCATGGACCGTGATGTCCAATTCAGCACCACCAAACGGGCTAACTACCGTCATTCCTGACAATGCTTGGCTTATCGCCTTTCGTATTTCTCTATCTGGTAGCCTCATCTAAATATTGTCTAAGGTCGTCTAAGAATCTTTTTTGAGCATCCCGAAAAGCAGGATAAAAATACGGTGTTGGCATCATTACACCTTTACCATTCACATAATACGTCCACGCTATTTGCTCCCATCCTTTTGGAATGTCAACGTATGCACCCGTACCAAATTCAGCATAAGCACCCATTTTTGAGTTTACAGAAACTGAGGCTTTCATGTTTCCTTCCGTAACCGCTGCGATGGCTTGGTTTATTTCCCCATTAGTAGGCTGTGTTGCCCCTTTTGGATACTTATACACGTCAGGCGCTCTTCTTTTCGCATCAGCTTCCATTTCATTGGCATTGGCAACAACAATATCATGAACGGTCTTTTGAGACTGTTCCGAAAGCTGTTTTAGCTTTGCCCTGAAATTGTTTGCACCCTCAAGCTTCATCTGCGTAAATGTTTAGAAATCGTTCGGTTAAATTTATGTTTTCGATTCCTTTTATTATGAATCGTCTGTTCTTATACTTTATAAATGATTTTTCATCAAATTGAATCTGCGGCGCTCTTATCGAAAATACAACAGGGTTTTTAAATTCATTCAATCCGTATTCCTGAAACTTTCTGCCTGCACCATCTGTTCTTATTTGCGCCCATCGGGTGAATTTTAAAACTTCATCCGTATAGGTTCCACCATAACCATCATCAATCTGCTCGGATTGCCAAAACTCGATTTTCGTTGTGTACCTGCGTGCATTCATCCGACAATTCCCCGTTTATAACTCCATAATAGTTCTTTTGCCCCCTCTGGAATTACACTTGTATTTGCTTCCTTTTCGTGATTGTAGTACCAATTATCAATCATCTGCAATGATGCATTTATGATTGCTCTTGGCACATCTTTCGGATCATTATATCCGACCGATAATGTAATTTTATCCTCATCAAATTCATGCCTCAAGGAAAAATGTAAAGCCTTTCTATCGGCTAAATCCGAATTCACAGGATAATCGTAAATGGTTATTCTTTTTTGTTCTGCACTTCTGTAATACGTTTTTTCACGCTCAAAAACTAAATGATTAGTGAAGTTTTCAGCGTACTCTAAAGCTGATTCAATCATCATTTGCAAATCATCATCGTCCTCTGTAAAGTCCAAATCAATTCGCAAATAGTTCTTTGCTTCCGATAAACTTATTACATCTGTGTAGCTCATTCTATTCCTCGTTTTCTAATGCTTCAACTCTACTGATAAGACTTTGAAGATCTGATTCTTTAGCATAATCGCTTAACTCACTCTTATCAGCTTTATCACTTAAGTTTAAATCACTTTCATTTTTACCTGCTAAATCTCCTAAATCCGAAGTTTTTGCATATTCTGAAAGGTCAACGTCTCCACCTCCACCGCCTAAATCTGGCAAATCTGAATATTTGTCTTCTCCATTACCAAACTTAGCATCTCCGGTATCTTCATCAATAATAATTTCGTTCTTAGCGAAAAT